GATGCAGACGTACGCACCGACGTACGTATCGGGCAACTCGACCCCGGCATGGAACTGCTTTAACCACTCCTCGCGGGTCTTGATGGTCCCCTTGCCTGATGGTCTCTCCGAGTCGTCCTGGTGGATTGCGCCCACGATGCAGACCCGGTCGCCCTCGTTGAATGCGGACAGCAGGAACCGCCTGACATCGTCGGCGTGGTGGCTGGGTTGCGGGCAAGGCTCAAGGCGGATTGGTTCCTTTGGCTTGAATGGATTGATGGACGTCCCAAGCGGTTGCCTTGCCGTGCGCCGGTACGCCGACTTGACTGCCGCCTCGATCTCCCTGTCCTTGAGGCCGGAAGATGCCGCCGATGGGTAAAGCCTGTCTATGGCCGAAGCCTCATCCATCCCTGCGTCCCGCAACTGCTGTGCGGCCAGAAACAACTCCTCGTTGCGCTGACCTTCAGTTGCTCCGTTGCTGATGAAGTTCTGTGTGCGTGGGGGTAATTTCATGTTTCTTCCTTTCGTTTCCAATCCAAAACAATCGTGTGTTTATTTGTCTTTGCAAGTCATCTCCTCGTAAAAATTCATGCCGGTGATACAAGCGGGGAACACACACTAGGAGGACACCCGGTCGCAGGATCTCCCTGCGCTCCACTCCGGCATTAAATTATCCCTCCAACTCCATCGCCTTCTTCGCCGCTTCGACAATATCCTGGGCGGTAATGTTGCGAAGGGCATTGCACCACATCTGCGTCTTCGGTGTCTTGTTGGTCGCGTCCTTGCACTTCTGCTGCGGTAGACCCGCATGAGGGCGGCACGGAGCGTGCGGGCAGGTGTCCGGCTTGAAGACCGAGATGTTCTTTGGATAGTAGGTCATGCGGTCGTCGGGGTGGTAGCTGCCCCATAGCGACACACAAGGCGTGTCGAAGGCGGCGGCCACATGGTTGACACTGCTGTCCGGTGCCACGACAAAGTCCGCCCCGCTTACGATGGGGAACAGCGAGCGAAACTGTTTTGTTGTGTTGAACAGGTCGATCACGCGAGGGTGATCCACCTTGAAGTTGTTGGAGTTGTCCAGCCCGATGATGACCGCCTTGTGGTTTGGGAACGCCTCAAGCAACGCCAAGACCGCATCCTGCCCCTGCTTGGGCGGGTAGGTCCGGGTCGGCCCGGAACTGGAGACATGGTAGGCGAAGTAGTCACCCTTGATCGGCCACTTGTGCATCTCGACTAGCTCCTTGTGGTCGGGTTCGATCAGGTACAGGTGCGGACGTTTATACTTTGTATCTACATCGCCTGCATTCATCCAGGTGTAGATGCGGTCATAGCAGTTCCCCGGTCCTGTCCCCAGCTTGGTGTTGCCAACCTGGCCGCTAAACAAGTCGTCGGTCGGCAGGTGCGCGTCATAGCTATCCCAGGCCTCCAGCGTGGGCGGCAGCGGGAACAGCTTGGCTCCTAGTCCGGCATAGAGCGGTAGGTTCCTGGCGGGTGCGTACACATCCACGCAGCCTCCTGATTCGTTGACCAGGTAATGCACGAAGGCGGTCGTGATGATCGCATCTCCGATAGCCCCGGCGCGGTACACCGCAGTTGCACCGCCCGTGGCTCTGCCTGGATAGTAGGGCTTGATCTTGTGCGGGCAGGGTATGGAGTCGTCCCAGGTCGGTCCCGTCAATTCATCCGGCAGCACGTAGGTGTTGCGCGGGAACAGCATCGAGTCATCGACCTTGTGGATTGAGTTGGTTTGGTTGGTCCAGAGTTTCATAGGTTCACCCTTTCAGTTTTTCAAGCTTGTCTTGGGTCAAGCCATAGCCGGTGCCGTGTCCGAGGTCAATCAAATTATCTTCGCTCCGCAATTGCTCTGATGTCGCGTACCCAACAAAGTCAACGGTTGCCCCGGTGACTATGGCAAGCACATAGATGTCGACATCACTGTTTGTCTTGGTTGTGCATAGCAGCCTGCCATTTGGGAGCGTGGTCGCCTTGATGTCATATCTCTTGCTGCCGATGATCCCGTCCGCACCCCCGCTCCTGGGAGACAGCCCAAGGTCGGGAAACACATTGTACTTCTTTGCAAACGCAAACTCCGCCATGACCCCGACAACATCGGCATCCGATCCATCCTGCGGACCCTTCTTCGCATCCCTTACCCCGCAGCCCCTGGCAATAAGCGACCTCATCCTTCCAACAAGGTTGCAAATCATAACCTCGGATGGCTCCAGGGTTACCGTCATTTCCTTCTGCTCGCCTTCTTTATCTCGACAAACATGGGGGTTCTCTCTCCCACATACGCCCCGGCCACGTTGTAGTCGAAGTATTCATACGCTTCGTCCACGCTCATGCCATCCTTGTGCAGCATGGTTATGATTATGTTTTTGTCATAGACCGCCACTGCCGGTCCATTGAATGTTCTGCCCACGCCAAGGAATGCAGGGTCGAATCCGTCGGCAAGCAAAATCCCTTCGTCTGGATAATTTTCCTCGATCCATTCTTGCACATTCATTTTGCCTTCCTCGAATCATATCCGGGCATAAAGCCCATGTCCCTTGCGTGTTCCACGGTTGTGCGGCAACACTTCCACGCCCTTGCGATCTGGTGAACCGTGTATCCGGCCTCATACTGGACCTTCCACAAGCCCCACCGCTTTGTGACAAATCCAGGCTCCCGATTGACCCGCTTTGACTTTTTGATCATAAGCTCCGGCGGAACCACGATCTCCTTCTCGTCCCTGATTCCGGCAACAATCTTATCTGCGGAGTCCCTGTTGCTTCTAGTCCGCTCGATACGCCCGATGCTGATCTCGTGGCGAAGTTGCTGGATGGTCTGGACTGCGGCGACAAGCCTCGCCTCCAGCACCTTGATGTTCGTCTCGGTCGTGCTGACCCGGTCAGCTAGTACCTGCGCTACTGCTTCCTGTGTGTTCATTTCTTATCTCCTTTGTGATTAAAGCCGCAGCGTCAACCCCCGCAATGATCTCGCGGACTTTGTGGGCTTCGGCATGGTTGATGTTGTCCCGATGGCTGGCAAGACTCCGGCGCACTCGCGCCAGAATATCGGTCAGCCAATCTATTCTTTCTTTTGTCACGCTGTCTCCTCTCCGACCACGCCGTCAAACGCCTGTTCTTCGGCGTGGAATACCTGTGTTTGTACCTTCAGCCATGTCGGCTTGGCAACCCCATTCTTGCCCGTGAACGATGCCTCCGTGAATAAGACGTTGTTGCCCGGAACACAGGCAATCCTTCCATTGGCAAGCTCAATGAAGTGGTGCGACTTGGTCTGACTTGGCTCCAGGCTGTACCCGTCCCCGTATGGTTCTGCGGTGAACATATAGGCTCCACGCATCCAAGTCTGCTTACCAGCCAGCCACACCTGGCAATCCAGTTCGCGCAGATAGTCGTACTCGATGGTCGTGAAGTTCCAGCCGAAACAGTCCCACCGCTGTGCGTCTCCCAGGGTCCACGGCTCGCCTGTCCCGCTTGGGAACGCCAATGCGTGCAGAGGCAATCCACGGTACAACGCCCCGCACTTCAGCATGACCGTGCAACCCCAAGCCCGGTGCGGCACCGAGTACAGCCCGAACCATACGGCATCCTCCCATCCGCTCTCGTTGCCTTGTGAGATAAACTTGCGGTTCACCATGACATACTGGTGGCGCGGAAGGTTTGCGGCGAAGGTCATTTGCGATCCATCCACATCGCCATGAGCGCAATGCCCACGGCAAACATCAGCATCTCGGTCGGGCCTACTTCCATGCTGGCCCCGTGATCCATGCAACCAACGCCCAGCGTGTGCCTAGCAGTGGTGCCTTGGCCCTGTGCTTGATCCATGAAGGGAAGAAGTTGGCCGCCCCCTGGTGCGTGGATTTCTCCACCCCATGCCAATCGGCCTCTACGCGCAACCCTCCGCCCACATACTCCTCCGGCCTGGACAGGTTAACCACGCAGGTCAGCTTGCGGTCGCTGCCGTCATAGGTGTCAAAGTGCCACTTGAACTTCTGGAATGGGCGATACCTCAGCACCTGAAGCTGCTGCATATCCATTATGTCGAAGCGATAGTGTTCCGTGTTGACCTGGTCCACCACTGCGGCTAGGTAATTGTAAAGCCACTGGAAGTGAGGTGCCTTGGGTATCCAGCATGACGAGCAGGTCCGGGTGCGGCTGGCAACGTGGGTGCCATCCTTCGACAACACCGGCGCGCGCTTCATCCCGATGACCTCCGCATCGCGGATAATCATTTCGCACTGCGAGCGGGTCAGGACTTTCGGGACCGTGACCGCCGTGAGGATTTTTTGCTTGAACGGCTTTTCTTGATTTGCAGTGTGCATTCCTTTTCTCCTTTTGCGTATGCCTCCAATGCCTTCTTGAAGGCATAGGCGGCAAGTTCATTCTTGTCATCCCTGATAAGACTCAAACCTACTTTGGTAAGCATTTCAGATGCCTTGTCGTCTATGTCCAAATCAAGTTCGACCATCTGGATCTTGCGCTCTGCGATGATTTTTATTTGTCCCAATTCATCCATTG